TACTACGTCATCAGAAGAAGAACGGTCTTGAGGATTTGAAGAAAGCCAGAAAGAACCTTGATTGGTTGATTGAGGATTTGGAGAATGAGAATTAAAACATCGAATGGCGCAATCGTCAGCGTTAACAACATAAAACGCAGCATCACGATTGAAGGAATCGAGCTCGGCTCAGATTGTCAAGCGTTAGTATCTAAACATCAAGACGGCACAGGTACGATCACTTTAGTCTTTGATGGAAAGATTATTTAGAGGAGGTTTGCTATGAGGTTAAGACTAAAAGAATTTAGGCAAGACATGGCTCTATCAGTAGCTCAAATGGCAAAAGAAACTGGAATCTCAGCCAACACATTACATTTATATGAGCGCGGGAGCTATCCTTCTATCAAACAGATTGAAACTATCGCAAAGACTTACGATGTAAATCCTGCTTGGCTGTTAGGATGGACAGAAGATGAAAAACTCCCTGAAGTCAAAATTGTTGAAAAAGTAATTTACAAAGAAAGTCCAACAGCAAGACTGCCAGATTATTTCAATAATAATAACGACGGTAAACTTATCAAGTGGAAACAACCACGAAGATTTTTAGGAGGTAGAGTTTGAAGAAATTGAGCGACGAAGACCTTAAAACGTTAGATAGAGAACTTTTCAAATTTCAAAATATCCAACGTACAATAGACCTAAGAAGGTTAGAGCTAGAAACTCGAAATCCTGATGTTCAAAGTGGGCCTACTGTAGGAATAAGCAAACCTACCGAAACTATCGCAATTAGAATCGCAGATGATCCAACCTTGAAATTTCTTGAAGGGTTCAAAGCTATTATTAACAAACTCCTAATCAATCTAGTTGATGAAGATAAGGAAATCTTTAATCTGCGCTGGAGATATCCTCAACTGAGATGGGAAGAAATAGCAGAACAAAAATTCATGAGCAAGGCTACAATCTATCGACGTAGAAGGATTATCCTAGAGCAGTACGCTATACTGAAAGGTGAGTTGTAAATAAGATTGAGACAAAAGACATCTTGAAGTCTCACAAAAAAAGGTTTATCATGATAGCATGAACTTCTGAAACAAAAACACATATCACACTTGAGGAGTCAACCTTAATTCTAGTCAAAAAGTTGTCCAACAGAAGCATCATCAAGAGTCAGCAAACGCTGGCTTTTTGTTTTACAGAAAGGAGGTAAAATATGGAATATGTATCACCGATAAAAGACAGCGACGACATTCAGGCCATGAAAGACTATTTGAAAGAATGGAATGAGATGTACTACATGCTATTCATCACTGGTCTGAATACTGGATTGCGAGTCGGAGATATACTTACCTTGAAAGTTAAAGATGTTCAAGGCTGGCACATCAAACTGAGAGAACGGAAGACTGGCAAGCAGATAACAAGACGGATGACAAAAGAACTCAAGAAAGAAATGAGGAGATATGTCGAGGGCAAGCCATTTCATCATTTCTTATTCAAGAGTAGGCAAGGTCAGAATAAAGCGATCACTCGTGAGCGAGCCTATCAAATCATACATGAAGCAGCTGAAGAACTTGGCATTGATAATGTTGGTACACATACAATGCGCAAGACATTTGGCTATAAATATTACAATAAGACGAAGGACGTGGGGACATTACAGAAAATGTTCAATCACTCATCGCCTGCAATCACATTGAGATACATAGGGATAGAACAAGCAGAGCTTGATGATGCACTACGGAACTTTGTCATTTAATTTTTTAGATATTACTTTCACATAATGAGTTAAGCATAAACTTAAAAAATAGAACCCTTTAAAACCCATACTTAGTAAGGGTTTGAGATTTAGAGTGAGTTTAACAAAATATAAGATATGTGAAAGTGAGAGGTAAAACAACATAGAAAAAGGAGTATAACATGATAAAAGAATATCGCGATATATTGATTGAATCTGGAGCAGTTAACAAACTGAACAAAGACATTAAAAATAACCCTGAAGTGAACTTCAAGATAGTTGGATACAATGTCGTTCCACAAAAGTTTGGACCAGATTGTAGATACATTCTTGTAGATTGGGAAAAAGAAATACTAGAAGATTCTGCAACAAAAGTTTCTACAATTCCAGAATCAAAAGTAAATACAGACACAGATCCACAAGTTTCAGAATTCGTTTCGAAACGTTTTAACCTTCCAGACGATCATTAATGTTTTAAAAAATGAGACAAAAGACATCTTGAAGTCTCACATAAAAAGGGTTATTATGATAGCATGGATTTCTTGTATGAGAGGGGATAGGTCGCTGACCTGTCCCTTTTAGTATTGGAAAGGAGGTTTGCCATGTACAACAAACCTATCAGACCATCCTTGAAGTCTAAGAAGTGGGAGAAGTTCCGTGATAGGATAATGCGTAAGCATGATTATCTTTGTCAAGAAAGTTTGCGTTACGGAATTTCTGTTCAAGCAGAAATGGTTCACCATATCTTTCCTGTATCTGAATATCCTGAACTTGAATTCGTTGAATGGAATTGTTTGCCGTTGACGAATAAGAAACACAATACATTTCATGATAGAGTGAACGATAGAGTAATCAACCAAGGCTTGTACTGGCAGAAAAAGAGAAAAAAAGAATTTTTAAATTTTTTCAAAAATGAAAAATGAAAATTTTTAGTCCCCCCCTCTTTTTAAAAAATCATTTTGGCCAGTAGGGTACCGGTGAAGGGAACTTTTTCCAAGTCGGGGGCCTTCAAACAAAAAGGGGGTAAAAACTAAGCGATTTTGACGAAAGGAGGTAGTTTTTGGCTAAACCAATTACAGCGAAGTCGATTAAGTCAAAAGTTGTCAAACAGATGAAGGACTTGGGCACTTATCGTAAAGAGTTTGAAATGATCATTGATATCTTTGCAGGTATGCTCTATCAGTATCAGAAACTTGCTCAAGATTATGCTGACATGGGTTATCCAGTAACAGACACCTACGTCAATAAGGCTGGTGCTGAGAATGAGCGCAAAGTTCCAATCTTGACAGCGATGGAAATTTTGAGGAAAGACATTCTCAGCTACTCTAATCAGCTGATGATGAATCCGAAGTCGCTTGGTGAGGTAGTAGAACAAGAAGGTGATTCAGTTCTTACTGAGGTCCTGAAGTTCAAAAACGAAATCAAGAAGAAGCGAGTGACTGCAAATGGGTAATCTTGATAAAGCGAAAGAGTATGCTCGGCACGTCATTTCTCACAGAGAGGAACATTGCGAGGAGAATATTCTTGCAGCTGAACGTTTCTTGCGTGATCTTGAAAATCTTGAGTTTGAAATGGATGAGGATATCGTTGATTTCGTTGTTCACTTCATCGAAAACACGATAGTCCATCAGCAGGGCGATGATATGTTTGCGGTGTCTATCCGTAACAAGCCATTACTCTTGCAACCGTGGCAACATTTCGTAGTTGTGAACCTGTTTGGTTTTTACTATAAGGGTACGAATGAGCGCAGGTTCAAAGAAGCGCTTATCATGCTCGCTCGAAAGAATGGAAAGACTTCGTTTACCGCTGCAATCGCACTTGCTTATCAGATATTAGACACGGATAGCGGTTCAAAATGCTACATCGTCGCCAACTCAGTCAAGCAAGCGATGGAAGCCTTTGGGTTTTTGAAGTTCAATGTTGAGCGATGGAATGACAAGAACATCCGTATCAAGGACAACAACCAAGAACACTCTATCACTGCTAATTTTGGTATCGAGGGTTCTTTCTTTATCCAGGCACTGGCCAACGATGAAAGCCGTTTGGACTCATTGAACGGTAATGTAATTATTCTAGACGAAGCTCACACGATGAGAAACAGCAAGAAGTACGGTCTTATGAAGAAAACAATGTCAGCATACCGAAACAGTATGCTTTTTGTTATCTCCACGGCTGGTGATATTCCTACTGGTTTCCTTGCTAACCGTTTGAAATACTGTAAAAAGGTCCTTAAACAATTGGTCAAGGATGATTCCTTGTTCATATTTATCTGCAAAGCTGACCAGACTACCGATGGAGACGTGGGGGATTATCTGGACGAGAATGTTCTTAAGAAAGCCAACCCCTCGTGGGGTGTGACGGTGTCGCTCAAGGCTCTGAGAGAAGAAGCAGAACAAGCTATGAACGATCCACAGACTAGGAATGAGTTTTTCAACAAGACCTTGAATGTCTTTACAAACTCGATGAATGCTTATTTCAATCCTGATGAATTTATAGCTTCAGACAGTCAATACGATTGGACCTTAGAGGAACTAGCACGCTTACCAATCCAATGGTATGGTGGTGCTGACTTGTCAAGGATGCATGACTTGACCGCTGCTGCTCTATATGGTGTCTATCACGATGGCGAAAAAGATATTGATATCTGTATCACACATGCTTTCTTTCCTCGAGTCAACGCTCAGAAAAAGGCTAATGATGACGGGATTCCACTCTTTGGCTGGCAGTCTGATGGTTGGTTAACGATGAGTAACACTCCGACTGTTCTCTATGATGATATCGTTAAATGGTTCATCAAAATGAGAGAAAAAGGATTCAAGATTGCCGCTGTTGGGATGGATAGGAAATTTGGTCGTGAATTCCTAGCTAAGATGAAACAAGCTAGGTTCAAGATGATTGACCAACCTCAGTATTTCTATCTGAAATCAGAAGGATTTAGACGGATTGAGTTCAAGGTGAAGAACAAAGAATTTTATTATCTTCATTCGGATGCTTACGAATATTGTGTAAGTAATGTCAGAGCTATCGAGAAAGTGGATGATGCTGTGCAATATGAGAAATTAGACGGTGACGGTGGTACTGCAAGAATTGACTTGTTTGATGCCAGCGTTTTTGCTTGTATCCAAGCTCTGGCAAATCTTGGTAAGAACCAGGATGTCATGAGCTTCTTCAAGTAGAGGGAAAGGAGGTGAGAAAATGGGGCTTTTAGATAGGATTTTGAAACGAGGTAAAACTCAAAGTGGCACAAATGTCATCACGCATTCAGACTTTGGTTTGTTCCTGGACGGGGATGGTTACGTTCCCTTGGCCCGTAATCCTGATGTGATTGCAGCGGTCAACAAGATTGCTGACATGGTATCCAACATGACCATTCACTTGATGGAAAATACCGACAAAGGCGACATCCGAATTAAAGACGGACTAGCTAGAAAAATCGATGTAAACCCATGCGACAATATGACTCGTAAGACTTGGATTTTCAAGATTGTGCGTGACTTGTTATTGTTTGGTGATGGTAATTCGGTTCTTCATGTTGAGTATGATCCTGTGAATGATTATATTTTAAATTTGAGACCATTCGCGATGAGTGAGGTCTCTTTCAAAAACGATGAGTTTGGCTATGTCGTGAATTATCGTGGCATTGATTACAATCCAAGCGAAATCGTACACTTTGCAATCAATCCAGATCCAGATAATCCATTTGTCGGTACTGGATATAGGCTTGCTCTGAGAGATATTGTTAGGAACTTAAATCTTGCTACTCAAATCAAAAAAGGGTTCATGAGTGGGAAGAACGTTCCAAGCTTGATTGTGAAAGTTGACTCTTCAAGTGGAGACTTAGGAACTCAAGAAGGTCGTGACATGGTCGCTAAGAAATACCTTAGCACTAGTCAAGCAGGTGAACCGTGGATTGTTCCAGAGGCTCTTATGAGCGTTGAACAGGTTAAACCACTAAGCCTGAAAGATATTGCTATCAATGAATCTGTTGAAATTGATAAGAAAACAGTTGCTGGGCTTTTGGGAGTTCCAGCTTTTATTTTGGGAGTTGGAAGTTTCGACAAAGAAGAATACAACAACTTTGTCAATACAACAGTTATGAGTATTGCAACGACAATCACTCAGACCTTAACGAGAGACTTACTAGTTTCAAACAATCGGTATTTCAAGCTTAACGCTCGCTCGCTATATTCTTACGACATTACAGAATTGTCATCAGTTGCACAACAGATGACCAACAGTATGGCAATGCGTAGAAACGAGTGGAGAGACTGGTTAGGAATGCCACCTGATCCCGATATGGATGAGCTCCTTGCTCTTGAAAACTATATCCCACAAGACAAACTTGGGGACCAGAAAAAGTTGAAAGGAGGTGAGGAAGAGAATGAACAAACGGAATAGTTATCGTACCGCTCAATTTAAAACACGAGAAGAAACCGAAACTGGTGATTTAATTTTGAGTGGCTACTTTATCAAGTTCGATGAAGTTACTGAATTATGGCCAGGTTACTTTGAAGTGATCAAGCGTGAAGGTGTTGAAAAAGCAATCCAAAGCGCTGACATCAGGGCATTGTTTAACCATGATGATAGTTTAGTGCTTGGTCGAACTGGAAACGGGACCGTCACTTTGGGAGTTGATGATATTGGGCTTTTTGGAGATATCATCATCAACAAAGAAGACCCGCAAGCCATTGGAGCCTATGCTCGTGTTCAACGTGGTGATGTTGTCGGATGTAGCTTCGGTTTTATCCCAATTAAAATCGACACAGAAGAACGTGCTGATGGTTCGTACCTGGACACTATCTTAGAATTAGAAATCTTCGAAGTAAGTCCATGTACTTTCCCAGCATATCCACAAACGGAAATCGCTGCACGACAGAAAGACTTTGAAAGTCAACAGCGTGCTAATCGTGAAGCGCTAGACAAGCGCAAGAAAGAAATTAAGGAGAAATTTAATCTATGCACAAATCATTAATTTTAGGCGCTCGTATGCGCAACAAAGCAGACAAGGTAGCAGAGCTTGAAGAATCAATCGAAGAATTGAACAAACGCTCTGAACTTGAAGCTGCTAAATTGGAACAAGCTGGAACTGACAAAGAAGTTTCAGATGTCGAAAAGAACCTTGAAGAAATCCAAAAAGAATTGGATGAAAAGAAAGCAGAAAAAGAACAACTTGAAAAAGAAATCGAAGATCTAGAAAAACAAGTTGAAGAACTAAATCGTAAAGCACCAACTTATCCAAGCAAAGAAGAACAACGTGGAGGACAAAAATTGGAACAACGTGATGCAATTGCTAAATACATTCGCTCTGGTGAAACTCGTGACATTGCAGGATTGAAAACTACTGATTCAGGAAGCGCAGCTCTAATCCCTACTGAAGTTTTGAAACCTCATTTTGTTAACAAAACACGTAATCCACTTTTGGATCTTGTGGAACGTGTGAAAGTTAACAGTGGATCTGGTAAATATCCAGTTATCAAGAAGACGGATGGTGTAATGGTTTCAACAGAGGAATTGAAATCAAATCCAGAACTCGGAAAACCAGCAATCAGCGAGATTGATTATTCAATCAAGACTTACCGTGGATATGTCCCTGTGTCACAAGAAATGATTGACGACGCAGACTATGACATCATGACCATTGTTGAAAACGAAGTGTTCAATCAAGGTGAAAACACTGAATTGTCATTAGTTACAGCTGTCCTCAAAACAGCTACCCAAGCAGATGCTGCTGGATTTGATGGTATTAAAGATATCTACAACAAGAAGCTTAAATCAATTTATAAAGCAAGTATCGTTGTAACTAAGTCAATGTTTGCCGCACTTGACAAGGTGAAAGACAAAGATGGGCGCTACATGCTTCAAACTGATGTAGCTTCACCTACTGGCTATTCATTTGGTGGGAAAACAATCTACAAAGTAGATGACACAGTATTTGGAAACGAAGGAGACATGAAATTCTTCATCGGAGATGTCACTGAGTTCGTCAAAGAGTTTGACCGTGCTCAAGTATCTGTTAAATGGGTAAACAATGACATCTACGGACAATTGCTTGGGCTTTTTATCCGTTTGGATATTAAAAAAGCAGATGAAGAAGCTGGATTCTTCGGAACCTACACTGATGTTGTAGCTTAAGGGGGTAGCGTATGAGCTATAAAGTAATCCGTCCTTTCAAGGACTTGACTGATCCTGAAAATCATGACTATGCTGTTGGCGATATCTTTCCTCGTGAGGGATATAAGCCAACAGATAGCTTTACAAACGGCCTTTTGACTGGTTCCAACACTGCTGGTTCCATCTTCCTTGACGTTTTGGGAGATGATGAACCTAAAAAGCCAGCTCCTGAAACCAAAGAAGTGAAAGAAAAACCCGCAGTTGAGCAGGAAGAAACAGTTGATGAAACTGCTGAAGAGCCTGCTAAGGAAGTTGAGGAGTAAACATGGACGAAGGTCAGCTTTTGGAATTGCTGAAACTTAAGTTGGGTATTTCAACCGACTTGAGAGACAAGCCGTTAAAAAAAATCATTTCAAGTGTCATCACTGAATTGACCGATAACCTCGGTATCGAGCTTGTTGGTGAGCGTGCTGACCATGAAATGTTTATCGTTGACTATGCTGCTTATCGCTATGAGGGTGGGGTGGATATGCCACGTCACCTTCAATGGCGACTGCATAATTTACAGATAGCATCAAAGAAAGAGGTCAAGAATGTGGAATCATGAAATCAAACTGATCTCTAAAAAAGTAACAGGTAAGGACAAGTTACTACAACCAATCTCTAAAGATGTTGAAGTTACTCTGTTGTGTCGTAAAAAGAAGGTTACTCGCTCTGAATTTTATCAAGCAAATCAGGCAGGTCTAAAACCGAGCTTGGTCGTTGAGATTCGAAATTTTGAGTATGAGAATCAGGAGTTTGCGAAATTTGAAGGCAAGCAATATCGTATCTTGAAAACCTATCCTATCGATTCTGAAATTTTAGAGTTGACTTTGTCAGAGGTCTTGAAATGAGTAATGACCTTGCTGATTTGATAGCGAAAGAGCTTGCAGCTTACTCTGACGAGGTTACTGAAGAAGTGGATAAGATTGCAGAGCAGGTGGCTGATGAGACTGTGGATGAGTTGAAAGAGACAAGTCCTAAACGGTACGGAAAGTATCGTAGAAGTTGGAAAAAGAAGAAGTTGGCCAATGGCTCTTTTGTTGTCTTCAACGCAGTTGCAAGTCTTACTCACATACTTGAGAACGGACACCTTTCAAGAAATGGTGGTCGTGTCGCTGGTATTGTCCACATCAAGCCAGCTGAAGAAAAAGCAATTCAGAACTTTGAGAAGCGTATCAAGGAGATTGGGAAATGAAGCTATCAGACTTTGCTGTTATTTTGGAACAGGCAAACTTGCCTATCACTTATCGAGCGTTTAAAATTGGGAACGCTCCTGACCTACCTTACCTGGTCTATTATGAATCGAGTCCAGCCATCAATGCAGCTGACAACACGGTTAATCATCAGATTAAGAGCGTGACAGTAGAGTTAGCTTTTGAGCGCAAGGATGAAGATTTGGAAGAACGTCTGGAAGAGCTGTGGACAACCCACAAGCTCTTTTTCGATGTTCAAGAAGAAACATTTATCGAGGCTGAAAGACTCTATGTCAAGTCTTATACGGTCTATCTATACTAAGGAGGAATGACATGACTCAAGAAAATAAAGTAACCTTTGGCCTAGAAAACGTACATATCGCACCTATCAAAACACTTGCAGCAGATGGAGTTATCACTTACGGCGATGTTTTTCGTTTTCCCGGAGCGATGGAGCTGACACTTGATACCAAAGGGGAAACAACCCCTATCAAAGCAGACAACAAGGATTACCATTTCATGAATTCAAATGAAGGCTATGAAGGTAAACTTAAAATTCCACATATCATCGATGAATTTGCAACAAAAATTCTTGGTGAAATCAAGGACCCTCAAACTGGCGTTATGACTGAAAAAGCAGATGCGAGCTTGACAGAGTTCGCAATGATGTTCCAGTTTGAAGGTGACAAAAACAAGACTCGCTATGTGATGTACTACTGTTTTGCCAGTCGCCCATCTCTTGGCTCAAAAACTAAGAACGGGACATCAACCAACGAACGTGAACTTAGTTTCAAAGCTAGCCCGCGTCCATTGGATACAGTTGTCAAGCGTTCTATCACATCAGCTGATGACAAGGATGCGTATGACAACTGGTTCAAGAAAGTGTATGAACCTACTGCGGTGACAGGTTAAGGAGAAGACATATGCGTAAAATCGTTTTGGTTGGTGATCAGGAGTATGAGTTGGGGACCAACGGCTATACTCCTATCGCCTACAAACAACAATTTGGAAAAGATTATTTTCAAGATTTGTTCTCGATGTTGAAAAATCAATCATTCATGAATGAATTGAACAAGCTGGAAACCGACAAGGAATTGACAGCGACTAATATTGATATTTCGATGTTGTCAGATTTTGATATGACCTTTTTCAACCGTCTTTTTTGGACCTTTGCTAAATCTGCAAATCCTCAAATCAAGCCTTATGAACAATTCTTCATGGAAATGGAAGTCTTTCCGATTCAGGAAGTTGGGCCTGTGTTGATGGAAATGCTGAATGCGAGCATGACGACAAAAAAGTCCCAGACCAGTCAGAAACAGCTAGCGAAGAAATCTTCACAGTAGAATCTTATCTGTCCTGTTGTAAAGAAACAGGATTGTCTATCGATGATTTGAAGAATATTTCAATCGGAATGGCTTTAGATTATCAAACAGATTATGTGAATTTACGAAGCGAAAGTAAAAAAGGTGAGCGAAAAGCCAACCAAGCTGATTTTGACAATTTTTAAAATAAAAGGAGTGCTGAGAGAGCGATTCTGAGGTCAAGTTCCTTGACCTGACTGCATTATCGTCGTAGAAATCCTCTCAGTGCTTTTCTATTTTTTTGAGAAAGGAGGAAATATGGCAGGAAATATCAAAGGTATCAAAATTGAAATTGATGGCGACACGCAGCCCTTACAGAAGGCGCTGAAAAATGTCAATAAGGCTGCTACTGATGCAACTCAGGAGTTGAAACAGATTGACAAGGCCTTGAAGTTCGATACAGGAAACGTAACGCTCCTGACTCAGAAGCAAGAAGTTCTGCAAAAGCAAGTTGCGACGACCAAGGAGAAACTGGAAACTTTGAGACAAGCTCAGTCTCAGGTGGAGCAGCAATTCAAAAATGGTGATATTGGTGCTGATAAATACCGTGCTTTCCAACGTGAAGTCGAAGTTACTCAAAATGTCCTGAAGGGATATGAGGGTAAGCTTGCAAGTGTGAATCAGGCGCTTGCTGAGAATGGGAGTGCTACTCAGAACAACAAGAACCAATTAAAAGAATTGCAAAATGAGCAGAAGCAACTGGCTAGCGAGAATGAAAAAGTAGTCAGTTCATTCAAATTGCAAGAAAGTCAGCTAGGAGCTAACGCAAGTGAAGCTGACAAATTGGCGCTTGCTGAGAAAAGGATTGGAGCTCAATCTGATATCGTTGCTCGGCAGATTGAAAATCTAGAAAAACAACTAGCTCTTACAAAGCAAGAGTATGGTGAAAATTCAGCTGAAGCCAATAAAATGGAAACCCAGTTGAATCAAGCTAAAACAGCTTACTCGAATCTCTCTCAAGAGATGAATAATCTTGGGAGTGCTGGGAAACAAGCGAGCGGGTCTCTTAGTGAAACAAACAATCTCTTAAAAGCTGAATTGCTCAATCAATTTTCTGAAAAACTATCGGATATCAGTCAAAAGCTGGTTGATTTTGGTAAGAGTGCTCTTGAAGCCTTTCGTCAAGTTGACGAAGGCATGGACACCATCGCTACTAAAACTGGCGCCACTGGTGATAGCTTGAAAGGGATGCAAGATATCGCTTCAAGCATCGCAACAACTATCCCAACTGACTTCAGCAAAGCTGGGGAAGCTGTCGGAGAGGTCAACACACAGTTTGGTTTAGCTGGAGATGCCCTCAAAGATGTATCCGTAGAAATGATTAAATTTGCTGAAATTAATGGTACAGACATCACCAATTCAACCATTTCAGCAAGTAAGGCATTGGAAGCTTATGAACTATCAACCAGTGATTTAGCGAAGGTTTTAGACTCTACAACCTACACCGCTCAGTCAACTGGTGTTTCAGTTGATGATTTGATGAAAAAAGCCATCGAAGGAGCACCACAGATTAAAATGCTAGGTCTCTCATTCGAGGAAGGTGTAGCATTGCTCGGACAATTCGAAACGAGTGGTGTAGATGCTTCAAGTGCTTTGTCAGGGTTGACCAAGGCAGCAGGCTCTTACGCTAAACAAGGCAAGACTTTAAAAGAAGGTCTTGTCGAAACAATCGATAAGATAAAGAATACAACTAGCGAAACCGAAGCAATGGGTCTAGCTATGGAAATTTTTGGTGCTAAGAAAGCACCTCAAATGATTGACGCAATCAAGCGTGGTTCTTTTGACTTCCAGTCATTTGCTGAATCTGCTGAATATTCAGTAGGAGCAGTTTCTAAGACATTTGAAGCCACTCTGGATCCTATCGATAAATTTAAGACAGCACAAAACTCAGCCACTCTAGCCATGTCTGAACTAGGCGCAGCAATCGCTGAAACTTTGGCACCTGTGCTTGAAGCATTAGGAAACATAGTGAAAGACATAGCAGAATGGTTCAGCGGTTTACCTGGACCTGTCAAAGAATTCATCGTGATTTTTGGAGGGGTAGTCACCATTGCTGGTATTCTGATCCCTATATTCTTAACCTTACAAGCAGCAGCAGTAGCACTCGGAACATCCATTGGAGCGATGATTGCAGCAGCTGCACCCATTATCGGTATTGCTGCTTTAATTGTTGCCGCTATTGCAGCAGTCATCATCGGTATCAAATATCTATGGGACACAAACGAGGGATTCCGAGATGCAGTCATGACAGTCTGGAATGCTATTCTGGAAGTCATTAACAAAGTTGTAAGTGAAGTTTCTGACTTCATTATGAGCATGTTTGGAGTGGTTGTCAATTGGTGGACCGAAAACCAAGAGCTTATACGATCTAGTGCAGAAACAGTCTGGAATGCTATCCAAACCGTAATTGATGCAGTCATGACAGTCTTAGGTCCATTAATCGAAGGCACCTGGGCGAATATCCAACTGGTCATCACAACCGCTTGGGAAGTCATCAAGACTGTAGTTGAAACTGCAATCAATGTTGTTTTAGGCATCATCAAGGCAGTCATGCAGATCATCACAGGTGACTGGTCAGGAGCCTGGGAAACAATCAAGGGAGTGTTCTCAACTGTCTGGAATGCTATCCAAAATGTTGTTCAGACCATCTTCACAGCTATCCAATCGTACATTTCAAATACGATAAATGCCATTTCAAGTACAATTTCAAATGTATGGAATGGAATTTCAAGTACAATTTCAAATGTATTAAATGGTATTTCAAACACTGTTTCAAATGTTTGGACAGGAATCAAGAATTCAATCGGGAATGCTATAAACGGAGCCAAAGACCTTGTAAGCTCTGCAATAAGTGCGATTAAAGGTCTATTTAATTTTAGTGTTAGTTGGCCACATATTCCACTACCTCACTTTTCAGTGAGTGGTTCAGCAAATCCATTGGATTGGTTGAGTCAAGGTGTGCCAAGCATCAGCATCGAATGGTATGCTAAAGGCGGTATCATGACGAAACCGACCATTTTTGGAATGAATGGCAATAACCTTATGGTTGGTGGTGAAGCTGGTAACGAAGCAGTATTGCCACTTAATGATCAAACGCTTGGTGCTATCGGTCGAGGTATTGCTCAGACAATGGGTGGAACTTCACCGACCATCAACATTACTATTACTGGCAATACTGTCAGAGAAGAAGCTGACATCACTAGAATTGCTGACGAAGTAGCTCAGAGAATTGCTGATGAAATCCAACGTAGAAGCCAATTGAGAGGAGGTATGGCATGATAAAACATAACGAACTTGTGATTGACGGTGTAAGAACATCGTCTTTTCCATTTAAGGTCATCGTCCATGATTCTCCCTCGGTTGCCTTAGGAGAAGGCAAGACAGCTCTTCTTGAGCACGGTGGAATTAGTGGAGCAATCGTACAGACCAACAAACACAGAGGTCTTGTAAAGAAGACTTATTCAATCTATCTTGTAAAGCCTACTGAAGAACAGATGAATCAGTTCATGAGCCTGTTTATTCGTGAGAAATTCTGGCTAGAGAATGAGCAAGTTAAGACAACCAAGTTATGGTGCTATAAAGTCAGTGTGACAGAATTAGACCAAGTCAAACCTGGTCTTTATATGACTAAGGCAACTTTTACTTGTCATCCAACTAAGTTTTTCAAAACAAGTGACACGCAAACTTTAACAAAAAGTGGGACTTTGACCGTTCAAGGTTCTGCTCTTGCCTTTCCTAAAATCACAATCGTTGGTCAGAGCACTTCTGAAACTTCATTTACAATTGCTGGTCAGGTCATTCGTCTTGAACGCCTCACTGAGTCGCTTGTGATGGCCAATAATCCTGACAATCCAAGTTTTAAAACAACAACAGGAAAGCCAGTCAAATGGTCAGGGGATTTTATCACAGTTGATCCAGCAAAAGTGAAGAATGTTGGGGTTGTTCTAGGTCAAGGTATTCAATCGCTTGAAATCGAGACGGTTTGGGGGTGGGCATAATTGCTTTATCTACTTAATAAAGATGTGAGAACCGTTCGGTGGAACGGGGAGCCACTTCATGAAGCAACTTCGGCAATTGTTAAAGAGGCCATGAATGGTGATTTCACCTTAACTGTGAAATATCCTATTTCTGACTCTGGTATTTATCAACTTATTCAAGAAGATATGTTGATAAAAGCGCCGACTCCTGTTCTTGGTGCGCAGCTATTTCGCATTAAGAAACCTATTGAACACAATGATCATCTGGAAATCACAGCCTATCATATTTCAGACGATGTGATGCAACGTTCTATCACACCAGTAAGTGTGACTAATCAGAGCTGTGACATGGCTCTTTCTCGCATGGTTCAAAACACCAAAACCGCTTTGGGAGATTTTTCTTTCAATAGCGATATCCAGGATCGTAGGACCTTCAACACGACTGAAACAGAAACTCTGTACTCTGTATTGCTTGATGGCAAGCATAGTATCATTGGGACGTGGGAAGGTGAGCTGGTTCGTGATAACTTTGCGATGACTGTCAAGAAGAGTCGTGGCGAGAATCGTGGTGTTGTTATTACAACGCACAAAAATCTGAAGGACTACCAACGCACAAAAAACAGTCATAATGTTGTCACAAGAATTCATGCAAAGTCGACTTTTAAACCTGAAGGTGCTGAAAAAGAAACGACTATCAGAGTGACTGTTGATAGTCCTCTTATCAACTCATACCCTTATATCAATGAAAAAGAGTATGAGAACAACAACGCAAAGAGTGTTGAAGAGTTGCAGAAGTGGGCACAGGCTAAGTTTTCAAATGAGGGCATTGACAAGGTCTCTGATGCTATCAAGATTGAAGCCTATGAACTTGATGGGCAAGTTGTTCACATGGGTGATACGGTCAATCTCAAGAGCTGGAAACATAATGTCGATGCATTCAAGAAAGCTATTGCTTATGAGTTCGATGCCTTAAAAGAAGAATACATTTCTCTGACTTTAGATGATAAGGCAGGCATTGGTGGTTCTAGAGCTTCTGGTGGCCTATCTAGCGCAGCTGATGCCATCCTTGGAGTGACAGAATCAGCTCAAGAAATTGCCCTTGAAAAAGCTCTTCAAAATGCAGACTTAGATTTTGATCACCAAGCTGAATTGTTAAGACAAGAAATTGCGGACGGTATCGAACTTGCCAAAGCTAAAGCAGAGGAAAACAAGCGTGCTCTGTCAGATGAAATCGATAACAGGCTCTCAGGTTTTGATAGCAGCATGAACGAGAAACTTGAAGACCAACGAACAAAAATCGAAGAGATTCGTGCGATTGGTTCAACAGTTACTCAAACCGCTGAAGAAGCTTTAGAAGAAGCTAGAAACGCTCTTGAGTCCGCTAATACTTCTAAAGGTTTGTCTGATTCCAACTTTGCCAAAATCGAGCAGATAACAGACAGAATCAAAACACTTGTGACTAAACAAGAGGTTGACCCTCTGACAGATAGGTTGAGAATTGCTGAAAGCAGAATCGAAGTTCAAGCTGGCCAGATTATCGAGAAATTGTCTCGTACTGATTTTGACAGATTGGCCAATGATAAAGGTTTTCAAAATGCCACTCAAGTCCAGAATATTGTCAAGAATTCGGTTGACGGATTTCAAAGAACCATCTCACGTATTGAAACCAAACTGAGAGATATTATTAGAAATGATAACCTCTTGCAGAATTCATCCATCATTCCAGCGGGGGACTCCTTGAACGGAACTTGGGGATTGTATTTATCAGGTGGTAACGGTCGGACAGATGTTATCGAATTAAGAGATGCTCCGCATACTGCTATCAAGAAAGGTATGCGTGTCGTTAATAATACAAATGGTGGAAATAAAGATATCGGTCAAAAAGTTAATTTGGTTGTTGGCGAAAAATACACAATGTCGTGCTGGGCGAGAGTATCTAGCAATAGTACGAGTCAAAACGTTAATTTGTTGATGCGTTCCTGGACCACAAATGATAATAATCGTAGATTATTCAAATCTATCTCGAACAAAGATTGGGTTAGATATCAATTCACATTCACAGCAGATACAGTATCTAACTCAATACAATTTGGTCAAAGTGGAAATGGTAGTCTTGAAATCTGCGGTATGAAACTTGAACACTCTGACCGCATGACTGACTACGATGTTAACACTTCTGAAATCGTTAGCGTCGCTGATTTCAACGATGTAGTTGATACAGTTAAGAGCCACACACAGACTATCCAGAGACAGAATGAGTCTATTTCACAAGTCATTCAGACTGCTGACGGATTGGTTAACCGTGTATCTAATTTCTTGGATGACT